TCTTCATAATAAAGCAGAACCTACTAAAGGTTTAAGTTGTGATGACTCTTTTGATCTTTATAGAAAAATAGATGAATTAGTAGTTGATGAATTAAATAGTAAATCAGACGGAGATGAATAATGGATAAGTGGCAATTAGCAGAATTGATATTAGCAATAAGTTTTTTAACAATTTTAGTAAATATATAGAGGAGGACTAAAAAATGCATATAAATGAATTAAAGCTAACGATAGAAGAAGTGTATGAACTTATTCAAGTAGTTAAACCTTATACCGAAGGACTGTTTGATGGTGATGTAGATAAAGATTTACTAAGTGCATACAACAAACTAAGTGAGGTTGAGTACAAACAAACTAAACCTAATTATGACTATGAAATTCCTGGGTTTGTAGGAATTGCAAAAGAGGGAGAGGACAATGCTTAATTATGAAGAAAGACTAAATCAATTAACAGATGAATATACTCAGTGGGGTATTAAAAATGGTTTTGTTGGTGACAAATTAAAATCTGCTGATGAAATGTTAATGTTTTATCCAAATTTAACAGTAGACCAAATTATATGGATTAAAGAATTTATTAAACAGTGGGAACAAATGGAGAGTAAACAATGAAACAGTTTATGGAATATCAACATCCCGATTTAAAACTTAGAATGAGTCTTTACAATTTTTATTTAAAAAAGTTTGCTAATAATAGGGATAAATATGAAATAGCTAGATTTTGTTCTAAGTACGATTTTGATAAAGTTATGGAAGCGAGATCCACCCGGCCCTCTACCCGGCCCCAAAAATTACCTGGAAAAAACCTCAAATGAGCGAAGATACTAAAAAAACCACCATTGAATGTAATAAAAACAATCTAACCTATTCTGTTAATAGTGATTATATATGCGTGGTGGTAAATGGTCAGGCTTATAGAAGAGACACAAGTGTTAATGAATTGCTAGGCATTTCTTTAGAATCATTAAAGAGTGCAATACAAAGAAAAAGAATGGAGGAATTAAATGACGAAAGTTGAAGCATTTGTATATCATGCTGAATTAGAAAGAGTTGTTGATGGTGATACTATTGATGTTACTCTTGATCTTGGATTTAATGTTAAGTTACACAAACAGAGATGCCGACTAGCTGGTATAGATACTCCCGAATCAAGAACAAGAGATTTGGCCGAAAAAAAATTAGGCAAACAGGCATCAGCAAGACTTAAAGAATTATGTAGCAATAATTTAAAAATTAAATCGTTAGGCAAGGGAAAGTACGGAAGGATCTTAGCTATACCTTATACCGAAGACGGTAAGGATATTTGTCAAATATTAATCAAAGAAGGTCATGCTGTTGAATATCATGGAGGTAAAAAAACAAAAGTGTGGGGCGATTATTAAATGACAAAAATTAATTTAGATTCCAAGGCCTGGAAAAGAAATTATAATTTAATGGAGATGAAAATGGCAAAAAGATTAATTCCCGGTAGAGAGAAAGCAAAAGGCAAAAGATACAGTCACAGACCTAAAAGATTTAAAAACTCCTGGTTTTGTGAAAAAACTGAAAAATGGTACGGATTTCCTAAATTAGAAGAAAAAAAACCTTCATAAATGAGATTACAGAAGGATTTAAACGTACTTGAATACCATAAGATACAGAATATTAAATTGTTTTGTATAAAGATGTATGAAAGTTATAACAAATATAAGCCATAATTCGTTCATTTTATGGCTAGGTAGTGGGGAAGAGAAGTAAATCCTCTGTTGTTAACCCCACTACCGACTTAATAAGGAGAGGAAAATGAAAAATATTATTTATAAAATTAGAAACTTATTATGTTTCAGGTTTAAATGGAAAACATTTAATTCTGTGACAGATCACAATGTTTTGTTACAAGACATTTTTAATACTTGGGATAGTTTTTGTAATGACCCGGTAGATGATTTTAACCCGACACTTACTGTATCTCAATTAGGTGAAAGAATGAAAAAATATTACATAATTTATCAAGATATGAGATCAAACCCTCTTTTAAAAGAGATTTTTACAGACTATGCAGAGTTTAATTCAATGGGTTTAACTATTCCCGAGTTAGCAAAAAAAATGGAACGTCACAGAGTTTCTTTTTATGGGTATGAAAGAGAAAAACCTCATGTTTTTGCAGATGATGTGCATTGATTCGTCTTACATAAAAAAAATGTAATATCAATATAGAAAACAGGTATTTGTTATATAATTTTTGAACATGAGTAAAAAGAGTAAAATAACAGTTTACATTGCATTGGCCACTGTAGGCAGTAACGGGAAGCTTAAAACAGATGAAGATCCCGACACAATTAAAAGTTTTTTAAAAGAAAAGTCTGATGTGCAAATAGGAAAAATCATAAGACGGCATTTTGAAAAAACATTAAAAGAATTAGAGGAAGCCAAAGAATTAGAGGCTAGCAATGTTGTACCACTTAATAAATGGAGAGAATAATGTTAGAATTAGAAGCTGAAAGAATAGGTTTTAAACCTCATAAAAAAAATCAATGGATAGCTAACAAAAGGGGAATAAGAATTTTAATGAGTATAAACGAGGAAGAAAATTTTCCAAGATATACCAGCCCGACAGAATTAATTATAAACTCAGCTATTATAAACTTTAATGGTTTTGATACTGCTCTTAAAGCAGCAGAGGTATTATTAAATCATGCCTCTATGGAGGCTAGTCCTGGATACTGACTAGGAGAATAATCACAACTAATTAGTTTCATGCGAGTTTTACGACTCGGAGACAGAGCCAATCTGTATGTAAACATATTTTTTGGTCTTTATGTTCTCTTAACTAATATTGCTGAAGAAAGAGATATTGTTTACGACTACGCATTAACTTGTGGCAGTTCAAAAAGACGTGCCGTGGGAAAAGAGGACAATGATATCCCAGAATAAAGTAATGCCCGACCAAAGATCAGGCATTACAAGTGGCTGCAATCCGTGGAATGATACATGATAAGAGAGGAAGACACATATCTTTAGTAGATTCCTACCGTCCACATATAACTAGATTTAGTGCATTACCTGGTTTTCGTCAACAGATTGTGTATTATAACCATTTTAATTCTGTTTTATCATTATATTCTTTGTCCCAAACCATCCAACAAAAAGCCATTGTTCCCGATGATGTAGGTTTGTCGCCATTAATCCATAAGGTAAGTCGTTTTGAAAATACCCATACCCGAGCCGGAGGAAAGGGATCAAACAATTCTTTTTTACGACTTTGTGATTCTAAAAAAGCTAACCTTAAAAACATAGCTACTTTATTGTCTGTTATTTCTAAAGATCTTAATATAAATTCTTTGGCTAATTTAAATGGTGGATTAGTTATAATGTTAGGATATCTTTCATATTCCATTAAAAAATCGACCCCTCCTGTGCCATAACCCCTATCTATAAGGTCATTACTCACCACTTGATGGCCGTGAGACATCAAAACTTTACTGATATGACCCTCTCCACAAGCTGGTTCTAATATTTTGCCTTCAAACTTCTCTA